GCTCGGGCGAAACGAAACGGCCCGAAAAAAATTTTTCCCGGCTGCGCGTTTTTTGGGCTCGCCAGCACCGCAGGCCATAGGGGCCCGTCACAGTACCTTGCGGCGCTGTGCGTGGCCGTGGAGGCGTCTGCGCGGCGCTGTGGCGCGCTCTGTGCGCGTCTGGCGGTGTGGGCCGGGTCGGTGTCGGGTGCGGCTGTGGACGCGCTGTGCGGCGTTCTGGTGGGCTCTGGCTTAGAGGCCGAGGGCTCGCTTCATGTGGTGCTCGAGGCGCTTGCTGGTCTCGGTGTTGAGCCGGAGCATGATGGCCTCGTTGGTGCGGTCGCTGGTTATCATCTGAGGCACCGAGATGGTGGTCAGCTTCTTGATGTCGGTGCGGGTCTTGCTCATTCGCTGGAATGGGATCCAGCTCGTGCCGTCGCTCTTGGTGTTGCCTGTCCCCATGAGAATATTGTGCGATCGCTGCGAGAACGGGCCGCCCGGGGTACGGGTGTTCAGATAGCGGCCGATTGCCTTCTTCTGTCCCTTGAGCACCGACGCCTTCAGCGTGTAGCTCTTACCGCGGGGCGGGGCCTTCGGTGTCATGCCGAAGTGCACAGGGGTCAGGAGTCTGCCCTTGTAGGTGATGGCGAGCTCCTCGATGGTCTCGCCGGTGATCTGGATGCTGCCGGCCATCTTCTTCGGCTTTCCGCTGCCCGAGGGCGTGATCTCCGACTTCTTGATGTTGTAGACGGCCGTGACCTCCTGAGCGATCCAGCCCGGGGCTCTGGCCTTGACGTCCTTGATGGTGTTGCTGATGGCCTTCTTGCCGCCGTTCTCGATTGCCTCGAGGTCAGCGACGAGCTGTTGCAGGTTGCTGAGCTGCGCCGAGATGCTGTTCTTCGGCATGGCCGTCGCCTCCTTCCTATACGCAAAAAGAGACCGGCGGGCGTTGGTTCGCCCGTCGGCCTCTTGCCGTCGGTTGTTATTTGGTTTTCCTCTGGTCAGCCGCTCGGAATTGTCACGGCGTTGCCCGTGTGTCCGGCGGTCTTTTGCAGGATATAGAATAGCACGGGTCGCTACTGCTTTTCAATTCCTTTTACTTCCCTTTTGTTCCTTTTACTGCGTTTTACTGCCGCAGCTCAGGCAGGGGCTCCAGCTCGTCCAGCACGGCGGCGAGGTTGAGCAGGGCGCGGCCGTGGATCTTGTATGTCCTGTTCTGGTAGGCGTCCACTCTGTCGACGTAGTCCCGCCGATCACCGAACAGGACGCCGCAGGTGCTCTCCCAGTCAGCCCGGTCGAAGTAGCGCAGCCGGATGACGGCGCGCTCGTCGGGGTCGGAGAGCTGGAGGATCAGGCCCTCGATGGCGTTGCGCTCCTGCTTCTCCTCAGCCTTGAGCCGGTCGATCTGTTCCTCGAGCTCCATTTTCCGCTCCACCATCATGCCGGTGCGGTCGGATGGTGTGCCGGATCCGCGTGGCATACCTGTCAGATCAGGGCCGGGCGGTGAGGCCATCGTCATCTCCATGCGGTCGAGGCGTTCGAGCTGGTTGTCGATGTCCCTCAGCATGGCGGTGTAGGCCGCGAGCCTGTCCTTGATCCGTTGTGTGATCGGCTTCTCGCTCATTATGTCAGGGCGTCACTCCTGCTCACCTCCTTCCTCGTCAGGCTCGAAGATCGCGGCGATCTCCTCGCGCGGTAGCTCTCGGCCTTGACGGACGCAGCGCACGGTTGTCTTTCCTGTTATTCTGATGTACCTCTTGACGATCACGTCCGTGAAGGCGGGCGTCAGCTCCATGATGTAGGAGGGCTGCCCGTATGCCTCGCAGGCGGCCAGCGTCGTGCCGGAGCCGCCGAAGGGATCATAGACGCCCGTGGCGAAGTCCGTGTTGTCGACCAGCTTCTCCAGCAGCTCGACGGGCTTCTGTGTTGGGTGCAGCTCATTCCCGGAGCGGGAGATGCTCAGGACGTTGCCGTAGCCCTTGTGGCCGTCGAAGTGGGTGGCAGCCTTGGCGCCGAACAGAATGAGCTCATGCTGCGAGCGCCAGCCGACGCCCATGCCCGGTGTGCCCTTGTCCCATACGATCTCAGACTTGACGCCGAAGCCGGCCGCCTCGACGAGGTCGAACAGATATACCCACATACGCCAGTCGGTGAAGATGTAGGCGTAGAGGCAGGGGATGTCGGTGAGCGCGCCGCGGATCAGGTTTTGATAGCCGCGCGTGCTGAGAATGTCGTTGGCGATCTTCGGGGCTTTGCCGTTCTTTCTCTCGGTGCCGATGCTGCCGGTCGACTTCTGCGACTCCTTGCTGCCGCCCGAGCAGTAGGGCGGGTCGGTCAGCAGGATCTCGGGCTTGTTGCCGTCGAGCAGCAGGGCGCGATCCTCCGGCCGGGTGCAGTCTCCGCAGAGGACGCGGTGCCGGCCGAGGATCCAGAGGTCTCCGTACTGTGTGACCGGCGCGGCCGGGGCCGGGATCTCGGCGTCGGGGTCGCTGCTCGGCTCCTTGGTGTGCAGCGCCTCAGAGAGCGCCGTCACGATGTTGCCGTAGTCGTCCTCGGTGTAGCCGCTGAGCATGAACGGGATCTCGCCGGTGTCGATGTCGGCGAAAACCTCGGCGAGCATCTTGTTGTCAGTGGTGGCGAGCTCCGCGATGCGGTTGTCTGCCGTCAGATCGGCCAGCTCCTCGGCCTCGCTTGCGTAGTCCTGATAGTCGACCGGGGCGTCGGTCAGGTCGTCGAGCTGCGCGGCCATGAGACGGCCGTGGCCCTTGGTGACGAGCCCGCTGCGCTTGCTGACAGTGATCGGGGCGCGCCAGCCCGTCGCCCGGATGATAGAGGCGAGGAGCTTGATCTGCTCCGGCGGGTGCTGGTTGGGGTTCTTTGGGTTGGGCCGCAGATCCTTCAGCGGGACGATGGCGTCGTGTGCACAGAACACGGGGACGCTGCCGGCGTATGCCTTGGGCGTTGCCGTGGTGCTGTACTCCTCAATCTCGGGGCCGGTCTGCGGCTGCGGTTTATTCATGGCCGTCACCTCCTGTGGAGAATTGCTCCTCGATCCACTTGTGGAGGCTGGAGTCCTGCCAGTTGTTTCGGCCGTCAAGACGGTTTTTCAGCCGTTCCAGTTTCGCCTCCTCGACCTCCTCGGTGGATCGGTGGAAGATGATGCGAAGTTGGTCGAGCATGATCTGGACGTCTGCCATCTCCTCGACCACGTTCTCGAGTACAGCCTTTGCCTCTGCGGCGCAGCTCACGCGCTTCACTTTGCAGAGGGCTTTGGTCAGCTCGGCCATCTCCTCGACGGCCATGTCCATTTGTGCCGGCGCGCCGTAGGTCGTGATCGCACGATCCAACAGGGCCCGGCGCTCCTCCGCGGTTATCACGGGCGGCCTCCCTTCGTCAGCTCTCTGACCAGTATGGCCACGAGCACGATCACGATGATAGCGAGGGTGATGGCGGTCGGGATCCAGATCGGAGCCAGTACCCACAGCCAGCTCCAGTTGATGACGCCGGTGAGCTTCAGGACGATGAAGGCGACGGCGAGAAGGCCGCAGAAGCCGATCCCGCCGGCCGTCGTGTTGTTTCGGTTCTCATTCATGTTTCTTCCTCCTTATTTTCCGGGCGCATGGGGCACCATGTCGGCGACGTTTTGAGCGCCGGCTTGGTCTCTCCCGGCGGGGTATAGCCGATGAAGGCAGCCATCCGAGGGCTGCGCGGGCATACCTTGTTGAACGTCTTGACGGCGTCGGGGTGCTTGCACATACAATCCCCGCGCGGGCCCTTCAGGCGGCTGTTGTTCCCGGTCGTTTTTGCGTAGCTCGTTACCTGCATAAAGTTACACGAGCGACAAATCGGTTTTTCTTCCATCGCTGCTCCTTTCAGAAAAGCCGAGCGGGCCGGAGCCCGCCCGGCGCTCCATTTACTGCATGACGACGACCTTGCCGGCGTCGATCAGATCGCCCATGTTCTTCAGGAAGTAGTCGGCGATATTCTTCTTGGCCTCGAGCTTCCAGATGCCGCCGTCAGCCTCGAAGAAGCCAATCCCCTCGTCGGGCTCCACGCGCAGCAGGAACTCGCTCTCGGGCTGCTCCACCTCGAGGAAGGTGCGGAACGGCCGCAGCATGACGCGGGGCTTGATCTCGACGACCGCGTTGAGGGCGACGCCCTGACGTGCCTCGACGGTCTGCGTGACGCCGTTGTCGTTGGTGCTGACGCTGTTCTCGTTGGTCATGCGACTCAGCAGGTCGAGCAGGTAGGCCGTGCCCTCGTTGGGGATGCAGAGGCTCCGCAGCTCGATCAGAGCTACCTCGCGTCCTCTGAAGCCGGTGCGCAGGCCCGGGGCGTCAGCCTTGGCGCGGTAGAGCGTGTTGCGGGAGAAGTCGCTCAGGTAGGTGGTCATCACCTCGACGGTGTCGTTGCTCTTGACCTGCACCATGATGGTCGTGCCGACCTTCTCGAGCTCGGTGCGGATCAGCTTGCAGATGCTATCGAGTCCGCTGACGCTGATGCAGTCAGGGCGGTCGACGTGCGGCGGGATGCGGGTGAGTGATGCGTCGGCGTAGGTCTGGCCGTCAATCTCGAAGATCTTGGTCTCCTTCAGGCTGACGATTTTGTCGATCATTTTTGCGAGCATTGTGTTGTCCTCCTTGTTCTGTGTTGTGGGTGTTTATCCGTGCTGGACGAGCTTCAGGAGCTTCGGGGCCTCCTGCTGCGTGCCGTCCATGTTCATTTGGCCGGGCACCTGCGGCACCATCTCGGCGACGACGAGCTCGCCGTTGCCGTCAGAGGTGACATAGAGGGCCGTGGCGACGGGGTTGGTGGCTGCGAGCGTAGACTTGGCCGTCACGGAGACGCCGATGGTGCGGCGCTCGTCGTCCGGGGTCAGCTCGATGGTGAGGGTGATCTTGCGCTTGGCCGTGGCCTTCGTGTTGGGGTCGAGGATGTTCTGGATCACCTTGTCCATCTCATAGTCGACGCGCTCCTCGAAGGCGCCGCGGGCCATCGACATGATGCTGTCGCGCTGGTTCTGTTCGTTCATGGGGTTTCTCCTTTCTTTTCAGGTGGCCGATCCGAGCGTCATCTGCTCAGCCTCGGTCGGGTTGTCTGCGTAGGCTGCGGCCGTCTGCCACGTGGGGCCTGAAGGCTCCGCTCTGGCCCACACGGCCTCGGTGGCGTCCGAGCGGGTGGCCTTACGGCGACCGACCGTCGTGAGGATCCCGATCTCCTTCAGCTCTGTGAGCCGCGGGGCGACGTAGTTGCGGTTGAAGTACGGGATCCGGCCGGCTGCGACGAGCTCCTCGGTGATCTCGCTGGCCGTGAGCTCACGGTTGCCGAGGGTCTCGAGGATCAGGCGGCAGCGGGCGGCCCGCTTGGGGAGTACGGCGTCATAGCTGTGGCGCCGGGTCTCTTTGGTTGTCTGGTTCATGTGTTTCCTCCTTTCCGGTCAGCTCGACGCTGTCGGCTGGCGCGCTGTTGGTGCATACTTACCCGGGCTATGCGACGTCCGTTTTTGCAACAGTTTCAGCCTGTGGGAGGAGTTTGAAGATCTCCGCGATGACTGAAGCCGTCCATCCGTTTCCGATTGCTCTCTTTCTCGCCGGTTCCGGGACGGCTGCTGTGTAGTTGGCGGGGAGCCCTTGGAGCTTTTCGAGCTCCTCGACGGTAAAGTGCCGGATGACATTGTCGTAAAATACGCAGATGTCGCAAGCGCAGGTGATGGTATGGCTTTTCTGATGTATCACGCGGCCGCGTCTGGTGGCACTCCCGGGGAAGGCGAGGGAGACGCCGTCTCCATCGACGGCTTCGATATATCCGCGGGCTGTGGCCTGTTTGACCACGATGCCGCCGGCGGTCTTTTGGACGAGTCTCATCGAGCCCTCAGATATTCCCGGGCCGAACAGGAGCCCGCCGGCCTCCGTGAAGCCGCTCACGTCGACGCTGCGGTCGATGATGGTGTTCAACGGCTGCCCCCCCCGCTACTCAGCGAGCTGAGGTCTGCGATGTTACTCCAGTAGGCCCTCGGCCGATTTTGAGCGGAGTGTGCGCGGCTGTTGATGTGGACGGGCTGCACGCCGAGCTTCTCAGTGATGACGTTCTCCCACTCGCGTTTCATAATCACGTTTTCGAGGAGGAACTTCACGTCGGGGTTTTTCTCCCTGACTTCGTTCAGGACTCGCACATAGTCAAAAAACAGGCGGCTGCGCGGATCGTCGAAGTTTAGGCCGGCTCCAGCCCTTGAGAAGCCTTGGCAGGGGCTCCCGCCGATGACGAGATCAATCTTCGGGAGGTCTGGCGCCGTCACGCTTTCCACGGGGCCGATGTGGATCATGTCGGGCCAGTTTGCCCTCGCCACAGCCTTCGCGTCCTTGTCAATCTCGCTGGCGATGTAAAGGTCGACGGGCACGCCGGCCATCTCCAGCGCGAGGCGGCCGGTCGCTATTCCGTCGAACAGGCTTAGGACTCTCATGTCGTCACCTCCTCGATGCCGTGCAGGAACTTGATGAAGCCGGCCGTCGCCGGTACTTCGTAGCGGGAGAGCTCTGCGTGCGTCATGTACTTGCGGCCGTAGATCTCGGCCATATCGCGCCAGACGGGCCACGGCACGCGGTAGAAGTCCGTCAGGCTCACGGAGACGAGCACGAAGGCGATGGCGCCGAGCTTGTGATGGGCCTCGAGGTCGTCCTGCTGCTCTTGAGTGAGCCGGCGTTGCTCGATGCGCTCGTCGTCGGTGTGCTTGGCCTCGAAGTAGATGCTCCGGCCGCCCTTCAGGGTGCCGCCATAGTCCGGCTGTGCCTGCTTGGTATAGCAGGCGAGGAACTGGCCCTTGCGGTTCTTGGCGCCGAGGGGCTTCATGGGCTCCGGCGTCTTTTCGATCTTGGCGAGGCCGCGGCTGAGGTAGTAGTCGCACGAGGCCGAGATGATATTCTCGAAGTAGCCGCCGGCGACTCTGGCCTGCTTGCCGCGGATCTGCGCCATCATGTGTTTTTCGGCTGCGTAGGGCGTCGGGTCGTTGTAGCCCTCCGCGTTCTTTCTCGGGTCGTACTTCGTCACGGCGTTCAGCCTCCGATCTCGATGTGGACGCCCGGATCGGAGATCAGGCGGTCGGCGAGCTCGAGGATGACGCTGCCATCCAGCTCGATGCTGATGGGGCCGTGGTCGAGGTGCTGGTTGCAGACGGCCATCGCCCTGAAGGCGGGCAGGTGCAACGTGACGCTGCCGATGTCCGGCTTGTCCTCCTCGCTGTTTTCCAGCTCCTCGTCCGGCTTCAGCTCGCTGATGGCCTCGAAGCCGTTGCGGACGGGGATGCCGTGCGCCTTGGCGAGCTCGATCTCCGCGGCCATGCCGGCCGAAGGGTGGTCGATGCCGAAGGCCCACAGCTCGGAGCAGCCGAGCACCAGCTCGCTGCCGATCTTCAGGGCCAGCTCACGCTCCTCGGGGACGTTGTCGTCCATGAACTGCGTGAGATAGATGTGCGGGGTGACGGGGATGACGCCCTTCTCCACAGCCGCGCGGCTGTACTCCTTGGCGCGCTGGATGTTGTTCTCGTAGTCCCCGCGGCACGGGGAGCAGATGTAAACCTTTTTCATGTTGTTCCTCCTATCGTGAGCGCCAGCTCTGGCCGGTGAGGGTGATGCCCCTGCACATTTCCATGAGCCGGTCGATGGTGGCCCGGGCCGTCATGCTGTCGTGGCTTTCCCGCGGCGTCATGCGGTCGATCAGGGCCTCGGTGTCGTAGTTGGTGGTCACTATGGTCGGCAGGTATGCCTCATAGCGGCCGTTGATGATGTTGTAGACCGTGGAGATCGCCCACTCGGTCGGCGGCTCCTTGCCGATGTCGTCGATCACGAGGAGCGGGACGGTCTTGTAGATCTTCAGGACGTCGCTCTCGCTGCCGCCGGTCGTGGAGTAGGTGCGCTTGATGCGCTCCAGCAGGTCGATCATCGTCATGCAGATGACCGGCTTGCCTTGCGCGATCAGGTGGTTGGCGATGGCAGCGGCGAGGTGGGTCTTGCCGGTGCCCGGCGGGCCCGCGATAAACAGGCCGTTTCGGCCGGGTTCCTGACGGCCGGGCTGCGGCAGCATGGCGTCGAAGCCTTCGGCGTAGCGCCGGGCGGCTGCCGCTGCTCGCTTGTTGTCGTCGGTGAGCTGGAAGGTGGAGAAGGTGCGCCGCAGGAAACGGTCGCCCATGCCGGACTCGCCGACGATGCGCTTGATGCGATCCCGCATTTTCTTCTCCTCCTCAGCCTTGGCGGCTGCGGCCTCAGCAGCTTCGTGCTCTGCCTTCGCCTTCTCATAGGCAGCCACGGCCTCGGGGCAGGTGCATCGCTCGGCTCCGTAGGGAGGCCATAGGATGCGGTTGCCGAGCTGGATGCCCTTGTGGTAGCGCAGGGCACCGCAGAACTCGCAGGGGACGGGCTCAGGGACTCCGGGACGGCCGGCGAGGCGCTCGTCGTTGCTCCAGATCCAGTTACCGGCGTCACTCGTCGTCGGCCGGCTTGAAGCCCTTGCCCCAGTCTCGGCCGGAGCTGTCGGGCTGTTCAGGATCTCGCTGATTTTCTGCACCTTCGTTCACCTCCTCGTTGTCCCAGTAGCCGCCGTTGAGCCATGTGCTCGGGTTCGGTATGTAGCGCCCGTTCTCCCGGCGCCACTGGTCGCTCCGCTTCTGAGCGTCGACCGCCTGCATGATCCTCTCGTGGAGCTCAGCGGTGGGCTTGATCTTGTTCCACGCCTTCAGAGCGTACTGCTTGCCGGTCTTTTTCGGGTAGGCTTTCCAGAACTCGAGAAATCTGGCCTCGACGAGCGACTTCGTGCCGCCGTCACTCCCCTCGTCAGAGGGGGAAGGGGGTGTATTACCTTCTCTTGTCTTATCTTCTCTACTCTGGTCTACTCTGCCTCCGGCTTTCTTGCGGCTGTTTGCCGGTCGTCCTGCGGTCGGCGTTTGGTCGTCCGGCGAGGCGTCGGCAGACGCAGCAGCAGCGGCCCGGCGACTGCGGGAGCGCTCTTTCTCGGCTTGCCGCTGGTCGATCAGCTTGCCGGCGTACTCGTACCAGTCGTGGATCTCGAGTGTCCCGTCCTCTTTTTCGTCGATCCAGCCCGCCCGGATCAGCGTTTTCGCCAGCTTTTCGGGGTCTCCGTCCCACTGAGCGGCCCGCGAGATCATGCGCGGCGTGATGTCGACGAGGCTGCCGGTCGGGGCGTTGTCGAGGGCCCACAGCCAGAACGAGACGAGCAGCCCCATCATGTGCGGCGGCTCGACTTCGAGCTGGTCAGCAGCGTCGAACAGTTTGCGGTGATCCTTGAGCGTCTGATGCACTTGCAGCCATGCCACGGTCGTCACCTCCTTTCTGTGGTCGTTTGTTTGTGGCCTGCTTTTGGTCGTCTGCCGGTCGTCCGGCGGTCAGGTTAAAATGGAAGGTCGCCATTGTCCTCAATCTCCGCGAAGTCGCCGGAGCTCTCAGAGTAGCCCGGATCGGCGAAGTCGCTGCCAGAGCTCTGGCCGCCGTCCTTCTTGCTGTCGCAGAAGTGAACGGAGTCGACCGTGATCTCGACGGCTTTGCGGCGGTTTCCGTCCTTGTCCTCGTAGCTGCGGCTCGTGAGCTCACCCTCGACGAGGACGAGGCGGCCCTTGCTCAGGTACTTGCAGACAAACTCGGCCTGTGCGCGCCATGCGACGCACTCGATGAAGTTGGTGATCTTCTTGCCGTCCTTGGTCTTGCGGCCGGTGTCGCTGGCGAGGGTGAAGCTGGTGATCGCCGTGCCCTGCTGCGTGTATCTGAGCTCGGGGTCGGCGGTGAGACGGCCTTGGAGGCCGGTGTGGTTATACATTAGGCGTTTCCTCCTTGCTGGTTATGCTGTGCGGCCGCGTTGTCGAGGGACGTGCAGATCTCGTCGTACTCTTGGCGGGTCAGGGTGGCCGGATCCTGCTTTTTGTACTTCTCCACGATCCGGGCGTTGGTGCGCTCCTTGGTCATTCCCGCGGCCTCTGCCTTCTTGTAGAGGCGTGCGAGCTGCGCGTCGCTCAGACGGCCGGAGCTCTGCCCCTGACGGCCCTGTGTGGCCTGCTGGCGGCCTCCAGCGCCGGATCCTTTGCCCTGCGCGCCGAAGTCACTGTTGTCGGGGTCGTCCTCGCCTTGGTCGACGGTGAACTTCTCGAAAAGGTAGTATTTCAGGGCGTAGGTGTGGGCCGCGCCCTTGGCCTTGGCGGGGTCATCGTTCCAGCCGACGGCGTGGACGGTTGCCTCGATGGTCTCGTCGTCGTTGTCGAGGTTCAGCCAGCGGATCGTCAGGTCGGCCTCGTAGAGGAACATGAGCTTGTCGCCGTTGCGGGTCTTGGTCTGCATGGTGATCCAGTAGACCGGGTCGCCGTTCTCGGCGTGGCGCGTGGCCTGCTCGCTGATGACGTCGAAGTCGACGCCGAGCTCGTTCATTATGGGGGTGATCTTCTCCCACACGTCGTAGATCTTGGCGTACTTGTAGCTGACGCCGTCGCTGTGCTGCTTCTTTACAATCTCCGGGCAGGCTTTCCGCATTTCGACGAGCTTCTGCCGGAGCGTCAGGCAGGCGGCTTCAGGAGGGGCCGCAGCAGCGGCCGCCTCGGTTTTCTTGGTTTCTGCCATATCGGTGCCTCCTTACACGTCGACCGTGAAGATGCCCGGGGTCTCGTAGACGGTGACGCCCTCCACGATCTCGCCGGTCTCGGTCAGGGTTGCGATGTCGCCGGTGTAGCTGAGCAGCTTCTTCAGGTCAGCCCAGCGGGTCGGCTCCTCGACCTTCACGAGCTCGCCGTAGCCGTTGGCTTTGAGCCACGGCACCAGCTTGGCCTCGTCGAGCTTGGTCTTGGTGGTGCCCTTCTTGAAGGTCAGGGTGCCGGAGAGGAGCCGGTACTTCTCCGTTGTTTTGGTCTCCTTGTGGGGGACGGTGGCGAAGAAGTCGGCCAGACAGCTCGTGAGGTACGAGGTGCCGTTCTCCATGCGCTTGCGGGCGGCGGCTACTTTCTCATTGATGGCCGTGATCTGCTCGTCGGCCAGCGCCTTCAGGCGGTCGTACTCGCTGCGCTCGTCTGCGATCTTGCGGATGGCCCAGTCGGCGCAGCGGTCGTCAGTGATACGGAACGGGGCGCGCTCGCCCTCTGCGACGGTGCCGAGGTCGACCTGCTCCAGCTCGTCCAGCGTGGCAGCAGGCAGCAGCTCGGCCTCCTGCGTGGTGGTGGCCTCTGCGTCTGCCTGCTCGGCAGCGAGGGCCGCGGTGGTCTTATCGCTCATTGTTGTGCTCCTTTCTTTCGGTGACGTTGAAGGTGAGCATCACGCCGCAGGTGACAGGGGTGACGCTCTCGAGCTCGAGGTCGCGGCCGCTGCGGAGGTGCAGGGTCTCGCCCGGCTTCATTTCGGTGAGGTGTTTCATCTGGTACTCCTTTCTGCAAAGAAACGGTGCCCGCCTTCCTCGATGACGAAGATCTGACTCTCGTGGAAGTCGCTGGTCACGAGGGCGGGGTTGTAGAAGTAGAGGATCGGCTCGTCCACGACGGTCTCGCCTCGGTCGAACACGGCCGCGACGGCGTCCTTGACGCGCTGTGTGGGATCCGGCCGGCTCTTGGTGTAGCTGTAAAGGACGACGGCCTCAGAGGGGTCGACGCCGCGTTTCTCGGCTGCGTTGAGGATGCACTGAGCGACGAGCATCTGGCCCTCGAAGGACTCCCCGCCGGCCTCGGCCATGACCACGCGCTCGACGGTGTCGCGCTCGGCGTCGGTCAGAGGGTAGCGCACGGCGGGCTCGGCCGGCTCCACGGTCTCAGCGGCCGGGGCAGGGGTGTCCGGGATGTATGTGCCGACGGTGGTGGTCGGCGGCAGGATGTTGGTCTCCTGCTTGCTGCCGGCCGGGGTGGTGAAGATTGCCACAGAGATGCCGCCCAGCAGAAGGACGGCAGCGGCCAGCGTGGCAGCTCTCAGGGCTTTCCTCTTGGCACGGCGGCGCCGGCGTGTTATACTTGCGGTGCGGGATCCGTATGCTGGCAGGCTGCTGGATCTTCTCGCATGGGTCGCCCGGTCGCAACGGGCGGCCCTTTCTTTTGTGGTTTCCATCGGTTTCTCCTTTCACTGAGCCCGTGCGACGGTCAGATCACAGAGGGCGTGAGTGAGGTCGCTGAACTCGGTCTCTCGGACGGTGTCAGCGGTCAGCAGCACGAGGTAGTCGTTGTCGTAGTAGTCGATCTCGGGGTGCCGCTGCCGGTTTACTTCGTTTTTGTGGCGGGCGTAGGGCTCGGCACGGTTCCAGACGTCGTCAGGGATCCAGCGGTCGAGGCGATCCTCGACGCGCTCGCGCAGCTCCTCGCTCGTGATTGTGATCTCCGGGCTCATGCTGTCACCTCCGCGCCACGCGGGCCGGGAGCGTCTGCTCCGGGCGAGTCAGGCCCTTGCTGAAGCTCTGCGGCTCATATCTGACGCCCACGATCCGGCGGCCGCTGACGCCGTACTTGGGGTTGTAGCCGAACAGGTTGACGTAGCTGCCGAGATCCTCGCGCTCGTCGTCCATCGCCTTCAGCACCTCGAACAGGGCCAGCACGTCGTCGATGGCGCGGTGGCTGTTCTGTACCTTGCCGGTGAGGTCGTAGGCGATGATCGCGTTGGCGAGCTTGTGCGGGTAGGCCCTGCGGTCTTTGTAGACCGTCAGGCTGTCCAGCCAGTCGATCCGGCCGACCTTTTGGCCGCGAAGCAGGCCACGGAGGAAACAGGCGTCAAACTGCGCATTGTGGGCGATCATCAGCGTCGGGCCGTTCTGCATGAGCTTGGCGATCTGGCTGGCCGCCTTGGCAGGCTGCACGCCCTCGGTCTGGAGCCGCTCGTCGGTGATGCCGGTCAGGCTGACGATGTTCTCCGGGAGGGTCTCGCCCTCCGGCAGCTTAATGAAGGTGTCCATCTTGCCGGCGATCCGCAGGCCGCATGTGGCCGTGCGCTCCACGCGCAGGGCGGCGAGCTCGATGATCTGGTCGCTGTCGAAGTCGAGGCCGCTGGTCTCGGTATCAAACACGACGAGGGCCTTATAGCGGTCGAACAGGGTGGAGAGGTTACTCATGCCGGGCCTCCTTCTCGCGGGTGGCTCTCAGGGTGCCGAGCATAAACGAGAGGGCCGTGGTCAGTTGATCCTCGGTGGCGAAGGTGCCGCCGAACTGCTCGGCCAGCGCCGCGATGATCTCGCCGGCGTGCTCCGGCGTGACGTCGTCTGTGGCTTCGTCGTCCTCGATGGAGATCAGGAGATCGGAGTCCAGATAACAAGCGGGGCGCAGGCCGTAGTCGCCGTCGTAGGCGTTGCTCCAGCTCAGAGAGCCATCGGCGTAGACGAAGCGGGCGAGTGACTCGTAGCCGTTAGACTTCGTGCTGAAGGCAGTAGACAGCCACCACCAGTCGTCTGCATTGGGGATGACGTCGCGGTTGCGCCGGTACTGGTCGACCGTCAGCAGGAAGATGGTGACGGTGCAGGTGCCGTAGTCCTTCAGGCCGTCGTCGGTGGTCAGGTCGAGCTCCGTGGTCAGGAAGGCGTTGGGGCCGTTCACGTCCTCGAGCAGGTTGTCGAGGTAGGCGCCGTTGAGGTATTCCTTGCTGCTGGCGACGGCGAAGTTGTTGCAGTTGCCCTCGTCAAAGGCTCGGGTCTCGATGATGTCCTTGCTCAGGCAGAGGGCGCGGCCGTCGTCGTTTTCCAGCAGGATCCAGCTCTGTCCGGCATAGTCGAAGGCCGTGCCGCGGGCGGCGTTCTTGAGTGCGATTTTTTTCATAGGGTTGCTCCTTTCGTTCTCTGCGGCCGAGCCTTCTGGCTGGCCTGTATGTTTGGCAGGGTCTCTCCGGCGCGGAGCCGGCTCTCACAGTGCGGGCAGATGTAGCCGGTGCGGGGGATCTTCTGGTAGATGCTGACGTTCCAGTCGAGCCCGCAGCCGACGCACTTGGCTGTCATGGGCCTCCACCTCCTTCCGCAGCCAGAGCCTCGAAAATATAGCGCCGGATGCGGTTGCGGTACTTCTTCCGGGTTCTGGCTTTCTTTGCGTGAGCTGCGAGGTGCAGCCACTTCGGCGGCACTCCGATGGCCTTGGCCGATACCTTCCAGAGCTTTTTGAGGGCAGAGAGCACGGCGTTGATGACCGGCTTCATGGCTTCGGCCAGCTTGGCGGCGATTTCCCGCAGAGCGTCGGCCAGCTTCTCGAAGGCTTCGCGGGCCTGCTGCATCTTCTCACGATCGGCGAGCGTCATGCTGCCGTCGTAGACGTAGGGGCTCAGCTCGTCGTCGCCTCCGTCGGCCAGACGCTCACAGAACGGGAGGCCGGCAGCTTCGGCAGCCTTGCGGCCATCCTCGAGGGCGTCCCGACCTTGCGTGACTTCGCAATAGTCCGCGAGGCGGTTGCGGCCGCCTTCGTAGTGCCAGCGGATCCCGGCGGCGATCTCGTCGATGGTCATGTCCTCACCGAAGTGGCCGCAGTAGTAGCCGTTGACGATGACGGCGTCCGGGTCTGCCTTCAGGATCCCGATGGCGTCGTTGAGGTCGTTGGTCTCCCACTCGCCGTTCCAGATGTCGCTCCAGATCGTCAGGGCGTTCCACGAGCGGCCGGTGCGGTACACGATTGTCCAGCCGATGCCGTCGCGGATCTCCGTGGCGAAGTCTCGGGCGATGTCTCTCAGTGCTGCCATGCTGGCGCCTCCTCTCTGGTGATGTGCACGACGGTGACGAGGTCGTCGATCTCGTGCTTGGTGGTGTAGGTGTCCCGCTCGTCGAGCCCGATGTGCCGCAGCAGCGTCTCGGGCCCATCCAGCAGGAAGGCGGTGACGGCCACGGCGTTCAGCCGGTAGACCGTGACCTCCACGGTGCAGCGGGCGCCGTCCTCGTCCAGCGTGGACGGGAACGAGGCCCGGCAGATGGGGCTCGCCTCGTATCTGAAGGCGGTCGCGCGGTTCTCGCCGGTGATGATGTCCTTCACGAACTCCTCGAAGGCTTTGCGGGGGATCGAGCTGCGGTACTTGTCCAGCGTGACGTCGGCGAGCTGCCGGATGGCTTTGGTGTTCATGTTCCGCACCTCCTCAGCAGGCGTCGCCGTGCGGGCTGACGACCGTGACGCGCTTGGTGTTACCGTCTTTGTCCTCGTAGATTTCCTCGACGCTGTTGTCGGCCCAGTTGATCGTCTCCTTGAGCCGCCAGCACCGAGCGTCGTCCGCAGCTTTGGCGGCTTCGCGTGCTTCTTGCTGGAGCTCCTTCAGGCGTCCGAACTCGCTTAGCGTCAGGCTTGCAAAGGGTTCGCTCAGCGCGTAGTCGCTGAGGTAGAAGCTGATAAAGCTATGGCTCCAGCCGGCGTTATGCCAGCCGCTCGTTGCTTTTTCGGCGAAGGCTATGAGCTCGGCGTCGTCCTCAATAGGGCCGCGCTTGCGGTGTTCAAAGATGAACTCGTCGCGGGAAAAGACGGGTTTCCCGTTTACATAGCCGTACACATTGGGGTTGTGTGTCATGGTGGTCTCCTTTCGTCTTGGCCCGGCCAGAGCCGGGGATCTTAGTGGTGTCGAGTCCCTGAAAAGCAGAAACACGACCGCCGGATCGCTTCAGAGAGCAGCGCGGAGGGGGTGCGCAGCTCGTCCATTTTCAGCGTCGGGGTCGTGTGATCGTTTTCATGTTGGGCTCTCCTTTCTTCGGCCCGGCGCTGCCGGGTGTTCTTGGCTACTGTGCGGCCGGTGCTCGTTTACCTCTGCGTTTGAAGCTCTCACGCAGCCGCCTCTCGGCGAGCTCTGCGCTGTACCCTTCGCGCTGGTTGGCGTCCAGCGCGCCGGTCGCGCCTCGCTGGAGCTCCTTGTAGATCGTGGTGTGGTGGACGCTCAGGCGGGCCGCAATATCGACCGGCCGATCTCCGAGCAGATGCCACGCCTCGATCTTCTTCCTGTCCTCGAAGGTCAGGTAGCGGTACTTTCCCGTCAGTCTCACCTCCGTCCTATGGGGTTGTAGTAAAGAAAAAACGCACAGCCGACTCAGTTGAGTCTCTGTGCGTTTAATGATAATGGACAGCGGAGCCAGGGCGCAGGCGGCCGTGCTTGACAAAATCAGGGAGCGGATGAAATAATGGACTTTGCAGCCATGAAACCGGCCGACCTGCGCGGGCTGATCCGCAAGGGCGAACTGACCGGCCCGACCACCGGCATGTGCAACGGTTATGCCCAGGGCAACCTTGTGGTGCTGCCCAAGGCGCTGGCGTGGGACTTTTTGCTGTTCTGCCAGCGCAACCCCAAAGCCTGCCCGCTGCTGGAAGTGGCGGACGCAGGCGAGCGAACCTTTGCCCAATTTGGCAAAGGCAGCGATATTGCTACCGATATCCCGCGCTACCGGGTGTACGAACACGGCGAGCTGACTGGGGAATACACCGATGTGAGCAAATTCTTTGAGGAGAGGAACGACCTGGTCAGCTTTTTGATCGGGTGCAGCTTCTCCTTTGAATCTGAACTGCTGGAAGCGGGCATCCCGGTGCGCCAGATCGAAGAGGGCGTGAATGTGCCGATGTACAACACCAACATTCCCTGTACCCCGGCGGGGATGTTCAGCGGAAACATGGTGGTCAGCATGCGGCCCATCCCGTACCGGCAGGTCCCGGCGGCAGCTGCCATTACAGCGGGCATGCCCCGCGTGCACGGTATGCCGGTGCAAATCGGTGAGCCGGAAGCCATCGGCATCCATGATTTGACTCACCCGGATTACGGCGATGCCGTGACCATCAACCCCGGCGAAACACCGGTGTTCTGGCCCTGCGGCGTGACCCCGCAGAACGTTGTGATGCACTCCAAGCCGGAGCTCTGCATCACCCATGCGCCGGGGCACATGTTTGTGACCGACGTAAAAAATGTGGAGCTGAAATATTAAGAGCAGATAGTA